CGCAATTGGGTAATAACGAGTAGCACCCGCGTACAGTTGGCCACCAATCAGGTTCTGCGGCAGTGCGCCGTAAGGCGCAGATACAGTAGGATAAGCCATGATTGCTCCAAAAAAAGTTTATTAACCTTTGCCAAACGATATCTGTGATTTTCTCTCTGAAAAGAGAGGCATCCGAGGATCGTTTTCACGCATAAAACTATTGTCTACAGCAACCGTCTGAGCCTCAGTTTGATCTTCGTAATATTTATTACGTTGCTCAACAAACTCAGTAGGTGTCTTGCACAACAATAGTCCACCGACCTCGATGTTGTCCTTAAAGCGACTAGCTGGGTCGATTAGCAGTTGAAACTTAGGTTGTTCCGTAATCTTCACGGGTTCCCAACCTTCGCGTAGTTTGCCCGATAAATTCCGTGGGTCGGCATTATTTAGCGTCGAAACACGAATCCATCTGTAGCTGAAGCCCGGCTGCTTATCTGGTTCAGGTAGCAGCTCCGCAGGTGCCCACTGCTTAGGGCGCATCTGCATTTCACGAGTTTCAAGTTCACGAGTTAATTTAGATTCAGCCATTATTTAGTCTCCAATTTGAGTACTTCACGAGCGTATTGCTCCGGGGTTAATTTAAACTTTTTAGCCAGCGCTGCTTGGGTCGCGGTTAGCTTAATCTGCCTCGGGGCCGTGCTACGTTTGGCTGAAGCTACGACTGTACTCGTCTTACGCTGGGGTTTGGGTTCAGCGGAGTCATCGTCTTCGTCGGGCGTGGATTGGAACGCCTCTGGGAATCTCTTACGTATTGTTGCGTCAATACGTTTGTAATAGTCATCAGTACCAATATATTGTGAGCCGTACTGTTGAGCTAACTTTTCATGCAAACCGAATGCCGCTTGAGTCATTTCAGGGTCTTTTTGGAACCATGTCTCGTTACGAGAAACCCAGTTTGCGTATTTCGGGTCAGGGGCAGCGGGTTGAGGCTGGGCCTGAGTTTGCGGCAGTTGTACCTCATTTTCTTCGTCTTGTAAAGTAGGCTTAAAGTTTTTCGCTTTATCCGCCCTTAAAGTCGCCTGCGTCAACTCATGCTGCGCTTCTACCACTTGGTCGTTATCGTAGGACTCTAACGCCTTTTTGTACTTCTCTTTTGCCGATTCAAGGTCGCGGTCAGCCGCATACTTCATAGTAGAAATGTACTCTTCCTCACCTGTTTTAAGGGTGGCTTTGAGTCGTTTATTCTCTTCAAGGAGCCTATTTGCGGCGTTAACAGCTTCTTGGTTTTCTCTAGCAATGCGGTCTTTTTCACGACGCTCGTCGTGGTAAATCTTCTTGAGCTGCTTTAGGCGCTCTTTCGCTTTGTCAGAATATTCCTCAAGCTCATCGTTTTCGATTTCGTCAACGACCTCCTTGGGCATAGGCTTCTTACCCCTATCCTCCGTGGGTGTGTCGTCTTCAATTTCGACTTGTACGTCTTCTTGTTCGTCCTCGGGAAGAGTCATAGTTGACTCAATCTCGTCAGGAAATTTGTACTCGGTCTTATCAAACGTTGCCATTTTATTACCTCCTATGCTCTAGAAATGCCGCGTGGGTCTTCAACCACGGCTTCTACTGAGTCTTCATTGAGCAGACGGAACTCCCGTCCGTGGATTTTTAAGCGGGTGCCTGAGTTTGGTCGGGCCAAAATAAAGTCGCCTTTCTTACACCACGGGCCATTCGGGTAGCGTTCCTTGTCGGTATAGCAATCAGGACCAAGGTCTACAACGAAAAACACGGTAGCAAGCACTTCTTCCATCCGTTTAGTTTCATCGGATTTAACAAGGCCGCTCTCGTACTTATCTTCTGCCTCAGGTAGCGCCACTAGGATATGCCAGCCAGAAGGTTTAGGCAGTTGTGTTGCCTTTGCTTCTGCGGTTTCAGGTAATACGGTTGCATCCAAGCTATCGGGGTTTGAGCCGATTAGGATTTCACTCATCGTCAAAATGCTCCAAGTTTTTTGCGAGGTCTAGTAGGTACATCTCCACGTTGGTGAGGCCTCGAATCTCACCACACATGTATCTATAGTCGTCGTAGTTCTTAGCCGCACCTGAAGCGGCTGCTTCGGATAACTGCGTGCGTCTGGCACGTAGCTCACCAAGAATTACTTCAATGACTTTGTCCATCATTTACCTTTTTTGGGGGGTTGATTGGGTGTAGCTGCTTGTCTGTTGGCTTCATGCCGTTTCTGTAAAACTTGAACGCCTTGCCGGAAGCCTTCTCTTTCTTGCTCCGCTTGCAAACGTTCTTTATCGCCAAAGTGTTTCATCGCTAAGTTAGCGCCAGCAATTTCTTGCTGAGACTCGATGCGTTGTTTCTCTACCGCTATCTGCTGCGCTTTGAGTTGAACGTCTGCGGCATCTTTGTCTGCCTTGCGTTTTTGTTCGGCTTGTTTGATAGCCAGCTCTTGCATCTGCATCTGAATGACAGGGTCTTGCATCTGTTGCTGCGCCTGCTGTTGTTGAGCTTCTTGCTGATGTTGCTGTAGGAGTTGCTGTGACGCTTGAGCAGCCATCTGAGCAATCTGGTTCTCCATCTCTTTTGGAATAACGATGTCGTCGTTCTCCTCGTAGTTGGGTAACTGTATGCCCATCTGTTGTTCCATCTGCTTGCGATACTCGTACCCTAAATGCTCAGCGATATGCGCTTGCATCGCCGCCATCATAGTTTGCACGTTAGGGTTTTGCGCAAGAGTCTGTTGAATCTTCGGGTCTTGCAACGCCATGCTATGTACAGCAATGTGAGCTTGGTGATCCTGATAGAAGAAAGCTTTAACAGGTTTACCCTTCAACACATTTTGATTTTCTGTTATTGGGTCGCGTGGGCGTGTATCGTCTTCCATCGGTACAAGCTTCTGTGCGTTTTTAATACCCAACACATCTAGCATCTGACGGTGTAACAACGGCAAGTCGTATAACTGTGGAGCGCCCTGCGCTAACTGCAACACTGCTTGATACTGCACAACCTTTTGCGACATAGTCGCCGCATTAGGATCACTAACTGGAATAACGTCTACTTGGTCATAATCAGATTGCTTGATTTGACGGTCGCCTGTGTCTGGCTGGTAGTCGTAGTCAGGTGGTGTGTAGTCACGAATGATGCCTTTTAAGAGACGTAACTCTTCGTGCATTGAGTAGTGAATGCGAGCTTGCACCGCCGACATAATTTTCAGCGTGCGCTCTAGAATTGCCAGCGTTGTACCCACAGGTGAGTTAGCCGACATATCACTGACTTGTAAATCAGCAGCGCCTGCAAAGCGACGGCCTTCGTCGATGATTTGATTCATCAACCCCGCTAGTACTTGTGAGGGTTCCTTATAGGGTAAGGGCAGGATGTTGTCCCTAATACTTCCACTCGGGACATCGACATCTCTAAATTCTCCCGGAGTAATTGGTGTGTCGTCACCTTTGACTCGTAAGCCTCTAGACTTAAGCCCGCCCGGAAGGTTGGAGAGGGTGCCTGCATCAACCAATTGACGCAAAATGGAAGTTCCAGATTTAGCATACGCACCTATTAGATGTATAAGACCAAAGCAATAGAACCCAAAGCCGGGGATGTAACCATAATGCACAAAGTGATTGCGCTTCTGTTTTAGCTTATCGTCGGGTTGCCAATTGCGACGGATTGCAAGAATCTTTTGATTCGATTTTTCTATAGTGACGATGTATGGCAGAGCGATACCTGTCTCTTCGCCGTGTTTGTCAGTGTCTTCATAGCCGGGCAAGTTAAGGTTAACCTGCATCTCAAGTAGTTTGTAACGATCATCCGTTGAAGCTCTAAAGCCCATCTTCTCGGCGATCTTCTTCTCTACTTCGTCCAACGTATTGATAGGGTCGCCTAAGTCTACGTCGCTATAGAAACCTTCTACTTGTAACCGACGAACCTCGTTCTCAGTCTTACGCATAACATGAGTTACACGATCTGCTGTTCGTAAATCTGATGTGCCGTACGGAACTACAACGTCCTCTGCGGGAACATAGATAGACGTTTGACGACCTAGTGCTGGGTCGTAGTACACTTTCTTGAATGCGTTACCTGACAGACCCAAGCCCCACAACATACGCTCATGCTCTGGACGAAACTCAGGCATCTGTTCTGTTAAGCGATAGTTCATATCCGCTTGAACGCGCTCCGCAGCTTCTTTTTTCTCAGTAGTCTCTTTACCAATGATCTTCGTTTTGACAGGCCCCGCCGCAGGGAATGTCTCCATGATCGTCTCGCTTTGGAACTTAACAAGCGCCTCAGAGAGTAAGGGATGCGTAACACCACAAGCACCCGCCCAAGGTTCGGTTCGTTCTTCAAGCTTCATCCCCAAGAGGTCAATGCCATCGACGTACGTCTGCATCCAATCTTTACGTGAGCTGATGTCGTCTTCAAAGTCACCCAGCAACTCACTCGCTAATAACGCTAACTCACTGTCGCCCATCTCTTCGGCTAAGTTAGCATCAAAGTCATCCTCGTTTGGGTCGCCCTTACGAATCTCTAGCTCGAACCCTTCTGTGCCTATAGTGACTGACTCTGGGTCTTCAATTTGAATCTCTATACCTTGTGGCTCGTCCATCTCTTCTTGGTCGATACCTAGCGGTGCGGCGTATAAGCCTTTGTCGATACTCATAATCTATCCTTAGTAGTACGCCACTTTTCTATGTGATTTGAAGAACCTAGGCTCGTCTGGCTCATCGCTTGGCAGCTTGATGAACCCACCCCTACGGAACCGCGCCAACGCCAATGTCATCGCATCCACCAAGTCATCATGCTCGCCTGATGGGAACGACGCCACTTCATCAATTAACTCTTCAGCCCAACGTGTCTCGGGAACCCACACTTTACCACTAGCTATGATGTCAGAGACGGCATTTAAGCGACTTATCTTGTCATTGCCTTTACCCGGTGTAAACTCTTGTGCAGGGATACCCATAGCCCGGAACTCATAAATGAGAGGCCCACCTGTCGCCTTTTTCTCAATGAGCACACTGTCCGGTTGCCATTCTCTGTAGTGCTCGAACGCTTTTTTCTTCAGGTCCATCCACTCCAGCCGCTCTTTGAAGCTGTTTAGTAAGATTAAGTTAGGCTGGTCGTTGTCCTCTGGGTTGTACCAGACACCCCACGTTGTACAGGCAGAGAAGTCATTGCGCGTACCCTTCTCGTGCGCTGTATCCCATGTCTGTAAGATATAGTCGCAGTATGGCGGGTCTTCTTTCTCCCAGATTTTCCACCATTCACGCTTAACAATCGCCGAGTTATCCGAGGTTGGCTGCTGCTGATACTGAGCCATCCACTTACTGTTAGGGAGTTCTGTCCTAAGCGCATCAAGCTCGTTCATCGACCAAAACTCAGGCCA